ATTTTATATTTAATCTTACTCATCGTTTAATTTTGACGCCATTTAAGGTATAATATATGTGGAGGACTAAATGTTATGACTGCTGGAAGACCTAAAACTAAATTTAAATATGATCTCGCTTTAGCTGAAGACTTAGCAACTGTTTTCTGCACCCAACAAGAGATAGCAACTATCTTAGGTGTGTCTTTAAGAACACTTCAACGTAATGAAGAATTTTGTCGTGTCTATGAAAAGGGTATTGAAAATGCCAAGTCATCACTCAGACGCGCTCAGTTTAAATCTGCTATATCTAACGAAAATGTAACCATGCAAATTTGGCTCGGTAAGCAATACTTAGGACAGTCTGAACGTGTGGTATTTGATAGTAATGATGAACTCATAAAGAATGTCGAAGAAACACTTGTGAAGATTAGAAATACTGCATCAAAACAAAATGCACTCGTTGCTGAAGTGACCAAACATAACCATGATGTGAGTGACACTGACACAGACGTAGATACAGACGTAGATACAGACCATGATTCTTGAACTCTCTCCTAAACAAGTCGAGTTCATCAACAGTGCAACGCATCGCTGGAATGGAAAAATTGGTGCAACCCAATGTGGGAAGACTTACATTGACGTCACACATGTCATTCCTGAGCGTATTTTAGAGCGTAGAGGTAAATCTGGACTGAACCTCATCTTAGGTGTGTCCAAAGGGACAATCGAACGTAACGTGTTAGAACCTATGCGCGACTTCTGGGGCGAGAATTTAGTCGGACGTATCAATAGCGAAAACATTGCAGTCTTGTTCGGCGAACGTGTCTATTGCTTAGGCGCTGAGAAGGTATCTCAAGTGGCCAAGCTTAGAGGTGCTAAATTTAAGTATGCCTACTGCGATGAGTTAGTGGAATATAATGAAGAGGTGTTCGAGTTATTAAAATCTCGACTGTCTCTTGCATATAGTGTGTGTGATTTCACAGGTAACCCATCACATCCGACACACTGGCTCAAAGCGTTCATTGACAGCGATGTTGATATTTACAATCAGTCGTGGACAATATACGATAATCCGTTCCTTCCTGACGCTTATGTCAAGGCGCTCGAACGCGAATATCATTGCACGGTTTATTATGACCGTTACATCTTAGGTTTATGGAAGCGCGCTGAGGGGGTTATCTACCGAGCGTTTGCTGACAGTCCAAGTAAATTTGTCATACACGAATCACCTATCCTCCACCATGTCAGCATTGGAATCGACTTCGGAGGGAATGGATCGGCCACAACGTTCGTTGCCAGCGGATTCAGTCCTGAGATGAAGTCGATGACTGTGTTGGCATCCAAGCGCATCAAGCGTGAAATGACGCCTGTTGAGCTGGATGATGAGTTCGTTCGTTGGTGTCGATATATATTAAGTAAATATAACGTAGGCGCAATCAAGGCGCGTGCAGATAACGCAGAGCCTATCTTGCTGCGTGGTATTAAGCAAGCAGTGCAACAAGCAGGGTTACCAATACAGGTCGTTGGTGCACTCAAGAAGCCTATCAACACGCGTATCAACGCTTTAGTGAAGATGATGGGCATGGGACGATTTCATGTGATGGATGAGGCGGAGACAGTGATTGCTGCTATACCGTCATGTATATGGGATGACAAGCATCCAGATGAGAGGTTAGACGATGGCAAGACTGCAGATATCGATACGATAGATGCGTTAGAATACTCATTCGAGGAGTATATCAATTATTTGACAGCACTCGATTGGGCTAAATTATAGACGGAGGGATAATGGATGGATGTAACACAGATTATCAGGAGTATTTATGGTGCTGGTAAGCAGATACCACCACAGTCGATTAAATTAAATCAGTGGCTCAGCTGGTATCGAGGCAACGTCATGGGTTTTCATAACTACCGTATTTATAATGGCAGTGAGTATGTGGAAGCCGAACGTAAGACGATGGGACTCGCGAAGCAATTATGTGAGACATGGGCTAATTTGCTCATGAACGAGCGGTGCGATATCATCTTGCCTGATGATGCTAAAGAGAAGTTAGACGTCATATTCAACGAGACGAACTTCTGGCTCAAGGCCAATGACGGTATTGAGAAAGCGTTTGCGCTCGGTATTGGCGCACTTGTCGTGAACGTCAAGAACATTCAGCAAGGTGAGAAATCAGGTCGCATCGATAAGAGCAAAGCACGCGTCAGTATTGACTACGTGAACGCGCTTAAGGTATATCCTATCACGATTGAGGACAAGGAAGTCACCGAGTGTGCGTTCGTAAGTCGTAACAGCGACACAACGAATATTGTCGTGCATCAACTGGATGGAACGTATAAGATACACAACTACATCCTAAACAGTGGGGACGAGATTATTCAGCACTATGTGTTTGACACTGGCTCGGACTTGAAATGGTTTTACATCTTGAGACCTAATATATCCAGTAATTATATTACGCAAGGCATGGACACTGAGATAGGTATCTCTGTATTTGCGAACGCGATCGATAACTTAAAATCTATCGATAACAAGTATGACGGATTCGATTTAGAGTTCGTGCTTGGACGCAAGAAAATATACATCTCAACCGAAGCGTGGAAAGTATCGATGAAAGATGGCAAGATGGTGAAGACTTTTGATCCTTATGACACACTCTATTATCACCTTCCAGAGAATGCGGATGGTAAACCGATTATTACATCGTCATCCGACACGATACGTTGGGATGCGTATATCAACGCCATCAATGTTGAACTCGATTACCTAAGTAGCAAATGTGGATTAGGCGAAAACTACTTCAAGTTTGACGGTAGCGCATTAGCAACAGCGACACAGGTTATCAGTGAGAACTCAACACTCTATCGGACGATTAAGAAGCATGAAATATTACTCGAGAACGTTTTGCGTGGTATCACACGGACGGTGATTTACGCTGCCAACACGTTTACAAATAATCCAATCGGAGAAGTAGATGATGATGAGATTAAGATTAAATTTGATGATAGCATCATCGAAGATAGAGAATCCGAAATGCGCCGCGATCGTGAAGATATGAACGCTGGTGTCTTATCGAAGGTTGAATACCGCATGAAGTGGTATGCCGAGGATGAAGACACGGCGAAGAAGAAAGTCGCGGACTACTTCCTATATGACATGATTGGCAAATACTCTCCAGCGCTTGCGACAGGTGCGATGACGCCAGAGCAGTTCGTTGAAAAAGTTTATCCAGACGCACCGAACAAGGAAGAAATCATTGCGTATATCGAGTCGTTTGCGAAGTCGGCATCGATGCTTGACATGGAAGCACTCTATGCAGGCGATGAGAGTGGTATAGACGATGAAGAAGAATCCGAAACTAACTGATGAGATAGCTGAGACTCTGCGCGAGCTCTTTGAGACCACCGAGTCGAATATGATATCTCGTGTCAATATGGCTCTCTTGGAGGAGTCCGAAGCTTACCGTGAGTATCAAGCGTCATTACGCGTTCGTCTACGTAGACAGATGGAGCGCGATGCTGAGGATGCGATGGCAGCCATCGGAGGCACACTCAAGCGTGCATCTGAGATGACAGGCGCTGACCTTACACGGGCTGAGAAGACGGCTGAGCGGATGACAGGCATGTTAATTAAAAGCGCGATGCTTCAGCACGAACGAGGTGTCAAGCGCGTCATGCGACTGACGAAGACTGTGCCACTGCGAGAAGCCATATTCAAGCAGACGCAAGAGGGCATCGAGCGCGGCATCCCTGTAACATATGCGAACGGACGGCAGATGGGCTACAAAGAATATATGGAGATGAACGTCAGGACGACTGTTCAGCATGAGATAGGCGAGCAACAACTCGAAGTCGGCGGTAATGTTGGTGTGGTGTTCTACGCGTGCAACGTGTATCAAGACTGCGCTGATGATCATAAAGACTTTCAAGGCAAAGTCTATTACGACAAGCGGTATCTTACCATGGGATTTGACGAAGAGACCATACGTGCGATCGAACGCGCCATACGCCAACGCCAGATGTTAGCTGTGCAAGACGTGAGAGATGGAAAACCATATCTGACGACACGGCCGAATTGTCGGCACAACCTGACGGCGATAACACTCGAGCAGGCAATGGACGAACGCATCGTGCAGAAGTTAGGACTCGTCAGAGGTTCATACCGTGACGACAAATATGCAGCCACGCAAGAGCAACGCTACAACGAACGCCAAATTCGTGCGTATAAGTCACGATTAGAACAGAACCAGATGATGTATGCTAAGAGTCCATCGGACTCATTAGCCTCACAAATAGCACGCGATAAGGTGCTTGTGCGTCAATGGCAAGAGCGCCAACGAGCGTTGATAAAGGCTAATCCGTTCTTATCACGCGATTACAGACGCGAGACCAGAAGCATATTATTGCAGGACTTGGGCGTTAAATATAATCAAAACACATGATATGAGTATGATTAAAAAAAATAATCATCATCACATGTTTATAAATGATGGCATTAAAAGGTATAATATAAATAGAAGAGACCACTGCTCAAGTGTGGGCTAAAAATTTAGGAGGCATTACTATGGATGAAAACACTGTCGTTAGTCCAGCGGCAACACCAGATGGAACAACATCTGTCAGCACTCCAGCTGTGAACCAATCATCAGTCAATGAAAACACACCAGTCGAGAAGACATTTACACAAGCTGAGTTGGATGAAATTATTAAAACTCGCTTGACGAAAGCTGAACGTAAGTATGCTGAGTCGTTAAAAAAACTCGGTATTGAAGATGAATCAAAAATCGATGATATCGTCAAGGTATTAGATGAGCATAAGACGCTAAAAGCAGAATATGAAACATTAAAGCAAAAAGAGGTCATTCGTGAACACGAAGGTATCTTAAAAAACTTAAATGTGGATGATGACTTTATCGATTATGTTTTAACCAAAGTTCCTGTTGGCGATAAATTTGAAGAACGCGCCGCTGAGTTCATTAAGAATAACCCAAAGATTGTAAAAGACACTTTCCGTAAAGTCGATAGTGGCTTAGACCTCAACGGAGGCGCACATAAAAAACCAGAAGACATGACGGATTTAGAGTATATTGAATATCGTCGCAATTTTGGATTAGATGGGAAACCACTCAAGAAAACAAAATAATAAGGAGATTAAAAAATCATGCCAAACACTTTAATTACACCTCAAATAGTTGCTAAAGAAGCATTAGCAATTTTACGCAATAATTGCGTTTATAAGGATTTAGTTCACACTGACTTTTCAGGTGATTTCGTAAATCATGTTGGCGATACAATCAACGTTAGAGTTCCTGCATCGTTATCTGCAAAAGATTTCGTATCTACAATCGATAAGCAAGACATCACAGAATCTTATGTTCCTGTTAAACTTAACAAGTTCAAGGACGTATCTGTCGCAGTGACTTCAAAAGAATGGACTCTATCACTTATCGATTTCTCTAAACAAGTTATCGAACCTGCGATGGCGGCTATTGGTGAACAAATCGACCAAGACATTGCAAATTTAATTTTTGAAAAAGCAGGATCAACCGTGACAAGAACTGCAGCAACTCCAACCACATTGGCTGACTTTGCGTCCATTGCGAAAGCATTAGACATTGCGAAAGCTCCTAAAGTTGGACGTAGTATTGTTATGTCACCTTACCACAAGTATGTTTATGGCCAATTAGACCACCTTGTTAAGGGCAGTTATGCAGGCGACAACGACTTACTCAGACGCAACGAGCTTGGACCGGTTTATGGTATTGACTCATATATGGATCAAAACACACCAACTTCAACAGCAACTA